CACTACTCCGCGCACTGGGCGCGCAAGTGGATCCCTCCTAATCCTCAGCTCGTCGAGACGCTGGGTGCTCCAATGAGCAACTCAGCGACATTCGAGCCGAGTGAAGGATGGGGGCTTGCTGAGCGAACTTTCCGGTGTCCTAAAGTCTCTCCCGAACGGTCCGTTCGAGCTAATGGGTCTAGACCCGAATGCTACGACGGCCGCTTGGAAACTCACTGCATGGGCCATGCGGGAGTACGCAGAAGGGCGGGCCCCTAAGGGTCGCGTCTGCGCTCTCCCCGAGCGAGGGTTCAAGGTACGGGTCGTGACGGCTATGGAGCCGCACGCACTCATCCTTGGACACCTTGCCCGGCGCCGCCTCCTTCGAGGTCTGCGCCGATGGCCGATGACTCGTGATGTTCTCCACGGTAAGAATACCGCGGTTCGAGAGATCTTCCCCGGCTCAGTGGGCCATGTCTTGTCTTGCGACTTGACTAGCGCATCTGACCTCATACCCCTCTCCGTTGCGAAAGCAATGGTGAAAGGGTTCGAGGACAGCGGCCGGTTCACTGAGGAGGAGCTGGCTGGTCTGCGGTTGTGCACAATGCCGCAACAGCTGACCTGGCCGGACGGGCAAACGGCAGAAACCCGTCGTGGTATCCTTATGGGATTACCAACGACGTGGGCTCTGCTCAATGTCTACCACGGCTGGTGCTGGAGAGGAGCAGAGCGTAAAGCTCCGCTCCCAACCGGCCCAGCCAGTAGACGCCCTCACGGCCGGTCGCGCCAGCCCGTCGCCCGCATATGCGGTGACGACCTCCTGGGGATCGGACTTCACAGAGAGCTGGATGCGTACGAACGCCGCCTGTTGATCACAGGCGCCCAGTTCTCTGCCGGAAAGCACTATCGAACTCGGAACAAGGGCGTATTCCTAGAGAATCTGTGGATAGGTGTCGGCAAGAGGACTCATGTCCTCGAGAAGCAAGCGTCACAGACGCTGCTCTCCGCTGCCACCATGTCCAGGAAGGATAGGAGGGTGCTGTTCCGTACGGAACGCACCGTGCAATATGAATATGCTTACCGGCCTCCAGTCGTCCCGTTAAGGGGACTGGTCGGGTCGGTGCCAACGAGCGATGGTTCAACCCCACCTGAATGGTGGTCGGCCGGAATGGCCGAAACCTCGCTGTTGGACGCGGGAATTTCCCGTAAGCTCATCTATGCCGTTTCCCGTTCGGTCCGACCTAGCCTGCCAGGGCAGGTCAAGGCCGCCGGGATACCTCCATACCTCCCTCGAGCTCTCGGCGGGGCCGGCCTCGTGCACTGCACGAACCGCGTCACCGCTTCGAAGCTCCACAGAAAGTCTCTCGCGTCCCTGCTCTTCTCGGTTGACACCGTCACAAATCCTTGGAGTTATTCCTCGGTTTGGGACGAGTCAAGGCCTGGGCCAGTGCGGCGCAAAGCTATCAAGCTCGCGCGCGCAGCCCTTACATCAGAGACCATCGTGGTCGGTCGTAAAGACAGACCACCCCCGCTTGTCGGGGAGGATGGCTCTGTCCGCAACTGGATCGACGAGCCTGTCGACAAGGTTGAAGAGCGCCTCCGGTCAAACGTGACCAAGGCACTCTCCCTGTCCGACAAGCCCGATCGAACTAACCTTCGATTTCCCAAGTCAATTGGGATCGTCGGAAAGCTGATCCAGAAACGCCGTAAGGGACTGTGCATGCTCTGGCGCTCCGCGGAACCTATGGTTCTGCGCAAGACCGGTCCTCCCCGCAACGGAGAGGACCCAGAGAAGTTTAGGGACCCAGTCGGGTGGTGCCTGAGAAAGCTCAGGAGCAGGTGTGAAAACCTTACGGTTTGGATCACCTCACCCCCCGAAGGAGTTACTGCCCTATCGTTACCGCAGGACTTAGAGCCTGCGGACGTTTTCGATGCTGTCCAAATGAATCAAAGGAAGTTTGTCGCCTCCTTTGTGTCGGATCGCGGTCTTGTGCCGTTTATCCTGAC